ATGCAAACTGAAAAACGCTCTCGTGGTCGCCCAAAATCTGGTTTAACTCTTCAGGAACTGCAAGCAAGAAGCGAAGCTAAGCGTGGTGTTAAGCTCAAAGGCTTTAAACTTCATCAAGAAACGATTGAGCTTATTGAACGCCTTGCCGAGCAACACGGTATTTCGCAAACTCAGGTGATTGTGCAAGCGGTTGAGTTATTTAATCAGAAAGGGGCGTAATGCCCCTTATTCTTTCATTAGCGCCATCCAAAATAGAGTTTTCCCTAGTTTTTGTTTGACTACACTTAATTTCAGGTTGATGGTGCTGAGAATTAAGCATAAACACGTTAATGAAATCAACCAGCTCATCTGCCTAGTCCCCATTAAAAATTAAACCCCTGCCCGTGTGTTACGACTTTTTCGATTTCTTCGTAGCGGCGGACGTTAAATTTCTCAAACTCTAATACTTTGACTAGACTTTCTGCTTTAGCCTTGAGTTGTTCGAGTTCTTGCTGTTGTTTGAAATTCTGTGCGACAAGTTCTGAAATGTGTTCGTTTGCTCGAATAACGGCAAGGGCTTGCCGTGAGCAGAGTGTTATATAATAGTTTAACTGCTTACGCAGTTTGAAAGGATTGAGGGTTTTCATAACGGTTCCTTTGTAATAAATAGAGTGGGGTGTAGTAGGTATCTATTACGTTATTTGCAATAGGATTTGCGTGTTGAATGATGGCGGATATACCCAAGAGTGAAAGTTGCACATAGCACATCTGAACACTTTTTAAGTCGATATCTTGCGCAATAACGAGTAATTGTTGCTGCGGATTATAGCCTTGTGATTTTAATGTTTCGCAAAAGCTGATAATTAATGCACCGCTTCCGCAAGTGGGCTCGTTCAGCGTGAAATAGCCTTTCTCGTCTATTTCGCTTGGGGCAATAAGCATATTTGCCATCACTTGACCCGTAGAAAGAGGTGTGAAACATTGTCCACGTTGTTTGTTGGCAATTTGTAGCTTCATATAGCATTGGCCTAACACATCTTGAGGTTCTTCTTCTAAAAGATTAAGAAGAATTTGTCCCAGCTGATGAAATTGATACATCTCATCATCGGTGTAGCGTGATTTAATGGAGAAGTATCTTTCATCACGATCTTGAAAGGGTTTGCTAATGGCACAAGCACAGATTTCAACAAAGTCTTGAAACACTCTTAAATTGTCATGTTTACGCCCCATTGTTTGGATAAGAGAAAGCAACTCATTCACATTAGATATTCTCCAAAAGCGCAGATAGTGCCGCAGGCTCTACTGCAAAATCCCAATACATTGTACTTGAGGCTCTTTTGTTGTCGGGATCTGAATTGATGTTTACTTGGGTTTTATTTTTAGGCAATATCTCTCTAGGGAGTAGGAGAATACGATAGCCACTCGGTGGGTCATCACTTTTTTCAACTTCATCATCTGAAGCAAAAAGGCAAAAGAAATCCGGTAAGTTATCAGGATCGTACCTTAAAGCATATTGATTCGAGCCTCTAACTTTCCTAACCGAAGAATACTTCACGTCAATCTCTTTGTTGTTTACAACAAAATCAAAACGAGGATTATTCATTTGATACTGCATATTCATATCAATAGCAGAAGGGACTAAACGTTTAAATTCATTCTCCGCCCAATCTCCTTTTAAACCAGTTTCTGCTCGCTCTTTATAACTCGCCCAGTTTGGGGATAAATTTAACTGCTCAAGGGTTTTTGCCACAATCCAGACAGTTAAACCAACATCTTTTGTGATTTCTTTAAGGTCGCCATTGTGTCGATAATAACTATCCAAGACGCGATATTGTGTTGTTTCCGTTTGTTTAACAAAACCGTGATACTTTAATGTAAGGTAAACGATGCCTGCCCGTAGATTTAAGGCGTCAGCAAATTTCGCTACATCCGCATAGGACGTATAATGTTCTTTTGCCATTTTAAGCAACTGCTGTTCTTTGTCTTTATCTGCGATAATTCGTCTTTTTTGTGGTTGCAAATAAGGCTCAATATTTTCTGTCATTATTAACTCCATAAAAAAACTCACCTAGATAGCGAGTTAGTTAAGAATTCTACTTTGAGCAACTTCAATCAGTAGTTTGTATTCGTGATGAGTTTTGTCGTCGTGGACTTCTTTTGATTTTGATAAAAACTCGTCCACCGTGCCTGTAAAGCAACCACGAGTAACAATTAACCCAAATTTTCCATTAAAGACCGTAAGCGTTCCATTTTCTGAGCCTACATTACTTGCCCAAAAAATCATTTTGCGTTCAGAGATAACTGCAAAAGATCTCACCCGAGCATCACCGAACACCCGAGCGATATCGTACACCCGAGCATCACCGCACACCCCAGCGTTACCGTACACGCAAGCGTCACCGTACACCCGAGCATCACCGAACACCCAAGCGTTACCGAACACCCAAGCCTTACCGTACACCCCAGCGTTACCGTACACGCAAGCGTTACCGAACACCCAAGCCTTACCGTACACCCGAGCATTACCGTACACCCGAGCATTACCGTACACCCAAGCATTATCGTACACCCCAGCGTTACCGTACACGCAAGCGTCACCGTACACCATAGCATTATCGTACACCCAAGCATTACCGCTATGATCTAAATTCTTTTCGGTTTCGATATAACCGCCTAATTGGCCTGCTCCAACTAAACCAAATGTAATAAGTGCTTTAATTCGATAGAGCGTTCTGCCTAAATGTTCTACTGTGTCATCTTTGAGTAGTTCGTATTTCTTTTGTGTAGTTTGTTCTGTCATTTTTAATTTCCTCGCAATAAAAAACCGCCTGTATTGCTACAAGCGGTTGGTTTTCGTGAAAATGTTGCAATAAAAAAGCCACCGTAAAAACGATGGCTTTTCTTAAAACTTCTTGATTTTGTTAGTACACTAATCTATAATGCACTTGTTTTCAGCAATGGTGCTGAAGACGAGCTGGGTCTGACCTTAAATCTAACCCAACTTTTGGAGGGATAACATATGCTTTACCGCATTATCCTAGTTATCATTCTCTTAGTAATTAGCTCCCCAGCATACTAAGTTGAATGAACTAAGCAGGGGGAGAAATCTCCCTGCTCTTCAAAACTGATATTAAGGATTTATTATGGCATTGTCAAGAAGTGAGATTGTGGCTCGCAGTGATGCAAAAAAGGGGATGCAAGCCAAAACCTATAAACTTCCGCAAGCGTTGGTGGCTGAAATTGAGTTGTTGGCCAAACAGTGCGGTATCTCTCAAGGATTGTTAATTGCTCAAGCCGTTGAGCTGTTTAAGCAATCGCAGAAAGGGGCGTAATGCCCTTTATTAAAACGCCCTCAAAATCAAGGGCGTTGCCATTAATTCACTTTCAACGCCTTCAGCGTTTCAATAAATTGCGGAATGTACTTATCAAAGGCTTTCATCAACACAGGATCGGGGTTTTCGGTGTGGATAAAAAGCGTTTGTTTTTGATATTCAGGGCAGTAGCTGACAAAATCCCAACTGTCATAACCCGTAACCCATAAGGCGACTTGTACCTGTATGATGTACTCACTGGGTACCACGCCCTCAATGATATATTTGATGTGGGTTTTCATTTTGGGGCATTTGATTTCTAAGCCTTTTCGTAAGGTTGGGATAAGTCCATCGGGGCTTACCATCATATCTTTGTCGGCATTGCGATATACACCACCAACCTGAACGACATCATTGCCTGTGGCGAACTCATACGCCATTCTTGCTTGTTCTTCAAGCTGATTACCTCGCAACATATCGCTGGATTTAAAGCCTTCCGTTAAGCCCTCAATACTTTCTGCGACAAGTTCGGCAAGGTAGCTTGTCCACGCACTTGATTTTTTACCGCTTGGGGTGACGATATTTGACACCCCTGTTGCAGTAGGAATACCTAATCGTGCGGTGAGCCATTCTTCTGTGCCTTGCTCACAGTTGAGTGTGATTAGGTTTTCTATCATAACGGTATATTTTCCCCTAGGTTTTCGCTTTGTGCATGTGATTTATCAACACGCTCATTCAAGATTTTGATTAAATGTTCAGCTTTGTCTTTCGGTAGTTGATCAAGGCTGTTTACACCATAGTACGCAATAGCTTTGGCGACATCGGTTTGTGTAATTTGGATAAGTTGATCGAGTTGTTGGCGTTGTTCATCAGTGATCCTAACAACGCCATCTACATCGATTACGGTTTGTTGTGGTGAAGCTGGATTAATAGGCTCTTCAGTTATCTCATCAGCAGTGATTACACCGCCCAATTCATCAGGAAATGCTTTACGCAATGCACCCGCTTCAGCACATTTAGCAAGCTGCCCTCGAGGGCGTTTCGTCCACATTGAATTAACTTTATATTTTCCTGTTCGTTGTTTGCCTTCCCATATTTCTGTTATTGCACAGGCTTCAGTAAAATACTCAGTATGAGAAAATGCACAGCGTTCACCATTAACAAAACGATAAACAGTTACTTTGCACCATTCAGGAGCATTCACACCAAGATATTCTATAGTATCGCCAAATACAGGATCATCTTGCCCTGCCATTTGCCTGGTACGAAATGCTGTAATTCGTTGTTCATAAATACCCGGCATAATTACATCACGCCATTTTTTTTCTCCTGTTTTTGCATCCGTTACGCTCATTGGCACAATATGACAAGGTTTCTTGAGAATATCCATTTTACGAGCCTTGCAATAATCAATCGCAAGTAAAATACTTTCGTCTTTCGCACCAGGGAAAATACTGTTTTGTAACGTATTCCATATTGCATAATCTATGCCACGTTCAGAAAGTGCGGTTTGAATGTTGGATGGTAAGTTTGTTGTCATAATTTATCCTTATTTTGCTTTATTAAGTGAAACACAATCCCCAAATCTCCCTTTAAGCTCACGAGCAATATTAACAGCTTGGGATTGAATGGTTTGATTTAATCGAATGGTTATCACAAAATCCCCTAAAGGCTCTGTGGTTTCCGTTTTTGCAAAATCCTGTGGATTTTCGACCGCTTGTTGCTGTGCCATTTCATCTGCAATAGCTTTTGCCTCCGCTTGAACTTTTTCCGCCTCAGCTTTTGCTTTAGCCTCTTGTTCTGCCTTGGCTTTAATTTCCGCCTCTCTCTGTTCTTCTTCGGCAATGCGTTGCTGAATGATTGGCTCTAACTCTTCTTCCCCTGCAATCAACACTAACCAGTCTTTAAACAGGTATTCGTAATGAATAGGAATTAGCTTTCTGCGTGCGGAAATTCGAGCTGCCTCCGCTCCGACTTCTGCGGTAATTGCGGTTTCTTCGGCGTTCACCGCACTTGTTAAAGTTGCCAGTGTACTTCTACGCTTGGTTGCTTCTTCAAGGCGTTTTTTGATATTTTCCTTTGGAATATTACGCTCAAGGGCAAGCGATACATCGCTTTCGTGACTGCCTTTGATTGTTAAAATTGACCCTATCCCAAATTCTGTGTAAACACCCAT